GCAGAGGACAAGATTGTTTTGAAGTTTCGTAAGAACTACTTTACAAAAGAACAACAGGAAATGGCATACGTTGGTTTGCGTGAAGCAGCAGTTGAAACACAGAATCGTGGACTTGCAGCTGGACCACGTGGTGACAAGTTGGGTAATCGTGAATGGGTCACTGAGTATGAGTATGATGTTCTAGATTACTTTGTTAAGCCAACAGAGAATCTGTTTGGTGAAGATCCAATCGATATTATCAAAGAACGCCACAAAGGTAAAGCACCATCACCATCCAATCGTAATAATGTTTGGGGTATTCAGGCAGTTAAGAAAGACAATTTTGTTTTTGCTGATTGGGTTGAAGCTACTCGCAAACTATCCAATGATGGTATGAAGGCAGAAGCCAATCGTGTTATTGACAAGTATGTTTGCGCAACTACCTATGCCAATGGTGTGTTCTCTGGTATTGCTGGTTGGTTTGATCGTTACCCACGTATACCTTATGGTCGTGCAACTTCTTATACTGCTCGACATCCCGATAAGTTTGCCAAGTCGTTTCCTTTCCTTCAGCAATTGGCTAAGGGTTTTAAAGACTTACTTCCTCAGCGTTATGCCGCACAGATGAAAGCAGCAAGTAAGATTGACAAGGGATTTCTAGTTCCTGAAACACCATTCACTACTGTTACAGTGAACAAGACTTTTCGCACTGCTGCTCACTATGATGCTGGTGATCTGAATGAAGGTTTGTCTAACTTACTAACACTTTCCAATGATGGCAAGTATACTGGTGGTTACCTAATTGCACCAGAGTATCGTGTTGCTATCAATCCACGTCCAGGTGACTTACTGTTGATTAACAACCATGAAGTTATGCATGGCAATACTCCGATCGTTTGTGAAGAAGGTTCAGAGCGTATCTCTCTTGTTGTTTACTTCCGTGAGAAGATGCTTGAACTCGGTTCCAAAGAATACGAAGATACTCGTTATGAGTTTGTTGAGTCACGCAGACTGAACAAAGAACATCCTGAGTGGCGTCATCTGTGGAATGGTGTATCGCAGGGTATGTGGCTTTCTGAAGAGTGGTATGAGTATTGCGAAAGCAAACTAGGTCGTGATCAAACAGAAAAGTATCACCCAGAATCAATCAAATCATCATCGCTTGAAAGTTTCTTTTAATGTGTTCAGTTATCGGTGCGATAATTAAGAAACCCGAATACAAAGATTTTGAACTGCTTGAGAAAGTATTTCATGAGTCTCGTATTCGTGGTCTTCATGCCACTGGTATCTCTTACGTAAAAGAATACACAATCCATACTGTAAAACTTCCAGTGTCAGCGGATGTGTTTCCGTTTTCTTGGAATGACTACGTGAACGAAGATGGCAATCTCTACTTGATAGGACATTGCCGTTACTCAACATCAGACCTAGAGTACAATCAACCCATTAATAATCAAACAACTTCTGTTGTTCATAATGGTGTTATCACACAGGAACTGCCAGAAAACTGGGAAAAGTTATATGGTTATAAGTGTGAGACTAAGAATGATACTGAACTGATTCTTCATACAATTGATGATGATAAGTCACCTTTGGAAGTTTGGAAAGATTCATCTCTTGCTGTTTGTGAACTTTGGTTTTGCAAGAAACTTAAATTCTATCGCAATGGGAAACGACCACTTTACTTGACTTCTTTAGACAATGGATGTATAATTACTTCTACTAGGGATGTTATTGTTCGTTCGGGTATTACTGATCCAACAGTTGATGTTCCAATGAATACATACATTACCTTTGACGAATACCTGACTATGACAACAGAAAAGGCTGACGTTGCGGGAGTTGATTATCAAATCGGAGTTTGAATGAAATATAATACTGATGAGTTTAGCTACGGAGTTGAACTTGAGTATGGTGATAGCTATCGTTTTTGTGAGTTGCCAGATGGTGCTCAGTGGAATGATAAAGACAATACCTGCGTAAGCACTACTGGTATTGCCAACGATCCAAATGGCAAGGTGTATGCTTATGGTGGTGAGATCAATACTCGCCCAACCATGACCATTGCTGAGCAGATTGAACACATTGCTAAGATCAATGCTGCCCTGTGTCCTGCTCCTGTCGTAAACTACCGTAGCAACTTACACATTCACATTCGTGTACCAAACCTGCATAACAATCTCGAAGATTGCAAGCAACTGTTACGCTATGTAGAACGCTATCAGCAACAAGCATTTGATATCGTTGAAACCATTCCCACACCAAACAAGAATGTGTTACCACCAGAACAATACGAGTGGGCACTGAAACGTATGAAGCGTCGTAAGAAGTCGCATCAGAATAAGTTACCACCTGCTCGTGTTGAGGCTATGTTGGCTTCTGAAACAACGCATGACTTCTATGTTAATCATGCGCACAAAAATGCTGAGGGTGAGCCAGCATGGTTCCAATGCCCACGTGCTGGTATCAATCTGCGTCAGATGTGGGAAGAAACAAACACAATTGAGTTCCGTCACTTTCCAGGAACGCTGTATATGCCAGAGATGGAATCTTGTATTCGTTGGTGCAGAGACTTTCTCGATGCAGCATTGAACAGAGATGATGTATCACCACGTGAGTTTCATGCTGAAAGCCAATGGCAGTTTCCTGACTTTGAACCTTACGAGTTTGAAACTGAACAGGTGTATCAGTGGACTAACTTTGATACCAACACAAAGAAGGATATCGAGAAACGTATTGCTGCACTTAGAAAAGAAATAGACATCGATGCTATTGGTAAGGTTACATCCCTTGATGTATTTCCTATCATGCGTCGTTTACAAGCAGAGGGTTTATGAAAGTATTGTTTCTTTGCCATGGCAATGTAAACCGCAGTGCTGCTGCGGAGATTATACTCAAACAAGACTATCCTCATATCGAAGTTAAGTCAGCTGGTCTTAAAACTACTGATGGTAGGATTACTGCCAAGAAGATGCGTGATGTTCTCAATGATGTTGGATACAAGACAGAAGGCATTCGTTCCACTGCAGTTACCCAAGAGTTGGTTGATTGGGCGGATGAGATCTTCTACATGGATGATGCCAATAAAAAGAGATTTGTCGATAAATTCGGAGACTTACCCAAAGCACAAAAGCTGTCCAATCTAATTCCTGGAGTTAAAAAGATTCCTGATCCAGCATTTGCTGATGGAACTGATATGCACCATGAAGTTGTTAACCTAATTAAGACTGCTTTGAATACATGGACTACCGCTTAAGAGAGAATCGTAGAGAAGCATTCATACGCTGGTACGCATGGTCATTAAAGTATGATGATTGCGATCCAGCTGTATGGGCTACGAATTATCTAAACAAACGCTACGAGCACAATGACGAACAACGTCTGTGGCTTTGCTGGTTGTATGGTAATACTTACCACCTTCCAACCGCATGGGTGCTGTTAAACGAATTCCCAGACTTTGAATTAGCCACTGTGTCTCGTATGACTCAATGGAATACGGCTAACTACAAACGTCTACGTTATCAAACAGATACCAAGTGGAACAAAGGTCACTTACCAGAGATGTTTGCTTCGTATCAAAAGTTTATCGGTGACAAATCACAACGTGAAGTAATGGAGAGTTATTATGGTGACAACGAGAGCAGAAATTTTGACAACCTGTGGAATGTCCTTAAAGGCGATCTTCATAAGTTTGGTCGTTACTCCACTTGGTTTTATCTTCAGCATCTTAAGCATACCGCTGGTGTTCGGGTCGATCCTACTAGTCTTATGTTGGATGACTATTCTGGTTCTCGCTCTCATCGTAATGGGTTGCTTTATGCCCTCGGCAAAGATGACCTTTGCGATACAAAACTTACTCAGTCGGAATACGCTAGTCTTGAAAGCGAGTCAATCTCCATCCTTATGGAAACAAGATCCCGTTTCCCCGATCTAGCAGATCAGGTAGACTTCTTTACCATGGAAACCTGCCTTTGTTCTTTTAAGAAGATCTTTCGTGAACACCATGGTCGTTACCTTGGTTACTATCTGGATCGTCAGGCAGAAGAGATTACGCAGTGCGAAAAGGATGGTTGGTTTGGTATTGAGTGGCAAGTGCTGTGGGATGCTCGTAGCGAAACCATAGACTTACGCTTGGATAGCAAACGTGGAATTGTCAAGGAGAACTTTACTTCTTTTGTTAGAACAGGTAAAATGTCTAATCTAGAGTGGATGTTTGATGATGAAGAATATGTTAATACAGGACTGGAGAACTTTTTATGAGAAAATTGATGGCAGTGGGTGGGCAACCAGGAACTGGTAAGACGACACTATTTCGTAAGTTTATGGAAAGTCACCAGTGGGAAACTGTGGAACCAAAGAAGATGCTTCCTGCGCTTTACTGCAAGGAATTAGATCTCTACGTATTGGGCAAGTACGAGGATGGCGAAACCTTTGCAGGAACTGATCGTTTAAGTATGGCTGTTCAGCCTGTGGCGCAAAGTTTTGTATCGGAAACTACTTCCAATATCCTATTCGAAGGCGACCGAATCTTTAATCAGTCTTTCTTGGAATTTGCCATGGGCTTGGAAGCCACCGATCTTCAGGTGGTTTATCTCAAGGTTCCAAATGACCTGTTAAAGCAACGCTATGCCGATCGTGGATCCGACCAGTCCGAGACTTTCCTAAAAGGTCGTGCGACTAAATATAACAACATCCTCTCAAACTTTGAGTTGATGCCCTATATTACTGAGTTTGTAAACACTAACTTAGAGGAACAAGGGAAAGTTCTTGCATTTATGGAGAAGCATCTGGTGAGTTGACATGCAAGGATTTTCTAGGTATAATTATCATTATGAACTTCCTAGAAAACGCAACTTTCAACTGGATGGAACTGCTCAACTTTTATGAGAAACCATTCAGAGCTAAACTCATTCCTGCTAAAGTCTGGAAGGATCTAGACCGCTATCGCAACGACTCAGCTGGTCTTACCAACTACGTTCGAAAGTGGCGAACCAAGATCAACTGGATCACCATTCTTCCCAAGAAAAAGTCCTACGAAACCAACGTCTATGTTGGTGGTGAGTACGATCCAAACGATCGTCAGTGCATTCTTATCATCTATGCCAGAGACTTTGACACCTTTCCCTTTACAGACTACAAGTGGGCTAGGTTTAAGTATCGTTTAATGCAAACGCTAATGCATGAGATCATTCACTTTATGCAGTACGACCGCAGAGACGATATCTGGAGCAATTACGTTGTTCCTTATAAAAAGATAGGCATAGCAAAAAAAGATGCCGAACGCAGATACCTTTCCGAGTTTGACGAAATACAGGCTTATGCTCACTGTGTTTATCTAGACTACAAGATGAACAAACCCAATGTGCCAATCGAAACACTCTTGGCTCGTTGCAAGAAATCCAAAGACGCAGACTCTCCCACCCTCCACTACGTTCTTAAGACATTTAACTATGACTTTAGGAACAATGGTGCGCCACGCAAGATCATTGACCACATTGGTAAATGGCACAGAAAATATTCTAGACTTAATCCTGCCTAAATATGTGATTACATATTGATGGGTCATTTATGTCTGGACAAGTTAAAAACAAACAATTGATACCGACTGCTTTTGGAATAGCAGACGGGAATGAAGTCACACTTACTTCTTTAAACGCCAAAGTAAAGGGTAAGTTAAAGACCATGGGACTATCCCCAGCTGTGGTTTCCGCATGCGATTATCTTTATGACCATGCACTTAAAGGTGATAGTAGTTTTCCAACCAATCCTGGAACCCTTAGCAAAGAAGATTACAACATCATTCTAAAAGACTTTGGTGAAATAACTGGTGCAGCATGGCTTTTGCAAACGCATAGCAAGAAGTACAAAGCAGTTAAGTTTCCTGTTGGTAACGAAAAGCTAATTGACTACATCTTAGTCACAAAGCAGGGACTGGACGAAAAGTTTTCAGCAAAGGCTGGACAGGGTGGTAAACCTTCCATCACTTCTTTAATGCCAGTTATCGAAGAACTAATTACCACATCACAATCAACCCTTGATATTAAATTGGCCAAACCATCATGGGTCATCTACCATCTATCAACTGAAGAAAAGAATGGGTTGTATTTTGGACCACTCAAAGCAGCAGAGTATTTAAAAAGTCCTGGATGGGTA